GGAAAACGAATCTCAGCAGTTGGTAAAACATTAGATCAAATAGCAATTAATACATTGGAAATTGAAGGGAAGATAGAGGGTATGCGTTATTTATTAGAAGAAGCATATCGATTAGCAAGAGAACAACCTAAAGAATAATATATGGAAAAAGGAGAAAAAGAAAAACAAGAAGAATCAAAGTTCGATGAGTACCGTGATATGAGTATCCCACTTCAAGGAGGTGGACAGATCGATATTACAGTCAATTGGAACAAAGAAGTTACACCAAGTAAGTATATTAAACTTAAATGGGATGACAAAGAAGGTGTTGTATGGCGTGGTGATCTCCACAATATAATGTTGATGCTTGCTAACCTCGCGCAACAAAAGGAATTGATACAAAAAGACTTCGCTAGTGTAAAGAGTTATGATACAATACTAGGAATAAAGGCTCATAGAGCTGTTGAAGTAGGAGAAGAGTTGAAGATTGCCTGCACAATACAATACGATCCAAATGGCATGAGAGAGCCAAAGATCTTTACAACAGGTAAGACTCCAATTAAATCTCAGTTTGAAATATAATTAATAAGAACATTATGAAATGTCCACATTGTGATAAAGAATACAAAAGAGAGGATTTTTACAACAAACATCTAGTATCAGTTCATTCTGATATTGAACCGAATGCAACACAGTTACCGGATAGACCAGCAGATAAACCGATGGAGGATGAAACAGTATCAGGTTCACCAACAGCAGATATAGATCAAGGTCCAGTAGGTAAACCAGAGGAAAACACAGAACAACCCACTCCTATTATACTTCCCACCCAACCTGAAACAAGTATAGACCCAACAAGTGATATTGATGCTGAGATAGAAGCTAAGAAGCTTAAATTAAAAGAACTTGACGACCAGATTACAGGTAAAGTAAGTTACGTTCCCGGTGAAATTCGCGCAGTAATTGATGACGTACTAGGAACCGAGTTTGAAGCAGAAGTAAACACTCGATCTGATATGCCAGTATTTGAACTAACAATCTATGTACCAGACGAATACTCATCACTTCCAAAAGAAGAGAAGGAAATGATTGGCGGACGAGATAAGAGATTTATAGTAATTAAGAATAATGAAGGAGTCGATGGAACTCGTAACTACTGTAAGCTCGTAAAACAAAATATAAAACAAAACATGGAAGAAAGAATTAAACAACCATCATAAATAAATAATCAATATAACCCAATTTGAAGGGAGGTGACAATATGAAGAAAATTAATCTAAATGTAGGGGAGATACTATCAGCACGATTGATAGTTAATGAAGTAAAAGGACTACTATCAGAAATTCGTAAGGCGTTAAAAATACTTGATAAAATCGAATTAACAGAAGCAGAACATAAAACTGTCGGAATGACAGAAGCTACAGGTGGTCAGATTTCTTGGAAAGATCAAAAATTTACCAAAGAAGTTGAACTATCAGACGAACAAGTTGAACTTATGAAGATTCAATTGAAAGGAAAAGCAGATTTTTCAGTAGTAGGTGCTCAATATGCAGTATCACTAGCTGAAAAACTTGACCCTGAAATGTTCAAAGAAGAAGATAAAAAATAAAATGCACATTACAATTTAGTAAAGGGATACACTCCGTGTTTAGGGGAGCTCGCTGAAGCCTGTCTAACACACGTCTTAATTTAGTATCCCTTTATTAGGTTCGTGTTTTAGATAGGTTCCGGTGAGTTTCTCTCGCGGGAGCTTATTTAATTTATTCAATACGCTGGCCACTTCATGCCAGTATAAAAGGAAGAGAAAACGTATGGGCGATATAATTAACAATCCTGAGTTTGATACCTCAGGGACATTAGAGGAAGAGAAACAAGAGGAGAGCGAAGAAACTCCAGTCGAATCTTCCGACGACGAACAAACCGATCCCAATGCCGAACCTCAAGAAGACGACACTTCTGAAGAATCATCAGAGGAAGATGAAGTTAACGAAGAGGAAGAGGATGCTGACGAAGCCGTTGAAGGTGGAGACAGTGAGGGAGATGATAGTACAGACGATGACGATGAGGACGAAGAGACAACTGGTCTATTAAACCAGAAACAGAAACTCAGAGATGAGATTTCTGACCTTCGTAGGGAAAGGAGATCGGAACGTGGAGATGATAGGTTACCTAAACAGGTTGGCCCACAAACGACTCAACCCCAAGAAAAACCTCAACCTGATGACGACCTAAGCGATTATGATGCTGAAGAGATCGAAAGACTCGACAAATTCTTAAAAGTTAAAGGATACGTCAAAAAGGGTGACATACAAGCCACCCAACAGGAAGACATCGAAGGAGAAGCACTCAGCACATTCATGGATACACATCCTGAATATGATGACGATGATTTATGGGCAAAATTCAGGGAGGAATCGCGTTTCTACGCAAGACCAACCGAGATGAAGCCTTCTGAATCGAGAAAATGGTACAAGACATTGTTTAGTAAAATTCACAATTCTATATCAGGTGATTCTTCGTCTAAGACTTCACAGAAAGAAATCAGCAAGAAAAAAGACACTATAAAGCGAGCCGGTGTCGGAGCTGATAAAGGTGGAGGTACTACCAAGGTCACAAGTTCAAAAAAAGGAGTCTCAGATAAAGACCGGCAACATATGCAGGGCTGGGATGACAAAGAACTTGATGATATGTAACTTACTAACTTAACGCTAAAACTATGCCAGCATTTGAAATTATCGCCGATGGCGGTGACACAGCAAATGTCAAAGAGGTGACTGTTGCTTCAATAACAGCATCTGCAGGCGATCTATTAGAATTAGAAGTTGGAGCAACAGCATGGACTGTTGCAGCTGCTACTACAGAGAATTGGCAACGATTAGGAATCCTTATGGGAGACTTAACAACTGCTGATACTACTGCAGAAGTTAAAGAATTATCAGATGGTATGACAATTCGAGCAACTTCAACCAACAACAGTTCGACATCAGACAATGGTGATCGAATGGTTCTATCTTCAAAAAGTGCAGTGAATAACACTGGCACTGACAGTACAGCCGAAGAAGCTGTTTTCATTCAAGAAAACGCATCTGGAGTCACTGGAGACAAGAAGATTACAGGTCGCTTCATTCTTGGTGGACAAGGCGTTAATCCTGATGCCGCTTAATAAAAACTAACTTATGAGTCTTACAATAGGAAAAGCTGCAGATCTTATTAACAAAGCTGTTAATAAAATCTGGCTCAAGGCTAGCGAGAAAGGTACAGAAGATTTCAAGAAGTATGCCGGAGTAGAAACCGGAGTAACAGATTACTACTTCAAAGATTCTTCACTTTCTGGATTAGGTTATGCGTCTAGGATTATAGAGGATGCTGTAATTACAGAACAGACACCAGTACAAGGTTTTGATCAAACTTATACTCAAGTAAACTACGGATCTTTTATGTCGTTTTCCGAGAAAATGTGGAAATTCGGTATAAAGAAACGTGATCTTGAGAAGGTAACGAACGAAGCTTTCGCTGCGTGTTCTGACTTACGTGAACAACTTTTCGCAGAAAGATTAGAGAATGCTTTTGCAACTTCTTACACTCATTCCGATGAGGGTGGAAATTTCTCAGTAGCTACTGCAGGTGGAAACACTGTAGAGCTGATCTCTAATTCTCAAACACGAGAAGACGGTGGAACGGTAAATAATAACCGTATCACTGATGGCACGACTGTAAATATGGCACTCGACTACGCCGGTTTGAAGGCTGCTCATAGGACTGCTTCTTTAATGAAGAGCCCTAAGGGTAAACCTTTGAACATAAATCTTGACACTATCGTAGTTGCACGTGGTTCCGCGAATCACTTCAAAGCAATCGAATTGCTTGGTGCAATTAAGAAGGGCAAGATGCCAGAATCCTTTGACAACGATGGCGCGGGTGTAATGGGGTATCAAATACTCCCATTAGCACACTGGGTAAGCAACACTGGTTATTGGTATATGATCGATTCCGCTCAAAAGAGTGGTCGTTATCCTTCATTGATGTACTTTGAAGCTCAAGGTATTCAAAAAGAAGGCCCTAACATTGTCTTTAAGACAGGTCAAATCCAACACAAAGCCAGCATGTGGTTTGCTTATGGTCACAATGACTATCGCAATATTGTCGGTTCAAAAGGAACAGACGCCGCTTAACAGCCTTGATATTTGGAGTGTTATCACAGCTCTTTTACTCAATGTGGTAGAAGTTATGGGGTTCTTCTCTAAAAACCCCAATCTAATTAATTCAGATGAGAACGCTTTAAGGAAATTAGCAGGGCATGCTAATCCAAACCGAAGGCTACTCGTCTTAGAAAGGTCAAAAATATGCCAACAATAGATACAAATCCCTTCACAGGGATACGAAACCTGAACTTAAAGGAAGGTATACTTAGGTTTGCCGATACTTTTAGTTCAAACCCTGTATCAAACGATACAGCAGGATATAGTCTCTACATCAATAGCTCAGGAAGTCTAGTTTATTGGGATGGTTCTACAACAACAACTCTTGGTGCTGCAGGTGCTGTCTCAAACTTTAGTCTAAATGATGCATACGACGATTAATTCTAGTTGTCGAAAAATCTTCTCTGATTAATGGGGAAAGTCCTGAAGAGGATAACCCTCAAGAACCTTTACATCAAAATAGCTTGTATTCGTCCACTACTGAGTGTATAATAAGATTATATGAATAAATATGAATTATCTTATTTTGCTGGTTTAATGGATGGAGAGGGATGTTTCAATATAAACTTCAATAAGAAGAGAAACACCTATCAAGCTCGCCTTACTATGTCTAACACTGATACTAATTTAGTTGAGTGGTGTAGAGATAGAGTCGGTGGTAAAATATACCTCCGCAAAAAATATGCTGTTCACCATAAAGATAAATATGAGTGGATGTCGTGGGGCGATAAAGATACATTATTAAAGTTACTACAAGAGACACTTCCGTTTCTTGTAGGAAAACGTGAGCAGTGTAAAACTCTAATTCGTTTTCAGAAAACCTTGAATAGAAAAGGTGAAAATAAAAGAATTAAAGAGTCTGACAAAAAGCAACGTGAATTACTTTATAAACGTATTAAAATTTTGAATGCTAATGGGCTTGCAACGACTGAGTGAGAAGACCCTTAAAAGGGAAGCGACAGTCTGAACTCTACGTATAACAATATGAAGGTAGAGAGAGAAACCCGAAGAGGTTTCTCCGCACATTAAAAACTTGATTTATTACGAAGATGGTACTATAATGTTTATATGGTAAAAGGCAGTAAACATACAAAAGAATCATTAAGGAAAATAAGTATTAGTCAATCTAATCGCAATATTGTAGCTTGGAATAAAGGTACAAAAGGGATTATGAAAGCTAATAAAACATCTTTTAGCAAAGGACATACTCCTCCTCATAAAGGGGAGAAGTTACGACCTGAAGCTATAGAGAATATTCGAAAAGCACATCTTCTAAGTAATAAGGGTAAAGGAAAAAACCATTATAATTGGAAAGGTGGAATCACTGAAGAAAATCACAAAATAAGAACTTCGGTGGCATATAGAGAATTTAGAATGGGAGTATTAAGAAGAGATAGATTTACTTGTATAAAATGTGGTTATAAAAGTAAAGGAAGTCAATGTAAAGACATTGTAGTAGACCACATAAAGCCATTCTCCCTTTATCCAAAATTACGTCTCGTTATATCTAACGGGCGTACCTTATGTAAAAAATGTGATTATAAATATGGGTATAACTATCATAGGGATAAAAATAAAATCAAGTTTAATGTGAAGTAACAAAATTGGGAAGTACAATTACTGTTGATACCGGGACTATTACTCTTGATGCTAATATCACAGCCCCAGCCCTTACGATTTCACAATCTGGGTCTGGTGGAGATATTCTAGGTACAGCAAGTACGTGGTCTGTTTCTAAAGCCGGTGTAGGTGTGTTTACTAAGCTCGACTTACTAGACAATGAACCAATCGAATTTGGAACTGGAAATGATGCAACGATTCAATGGAACGGGTCATTATTGAATGTTGCAGGTGCAACAGACTTCGATGACGCTGTAACTACACAAGGTACACTCACAGTAGGAACTACATTTGTCGTAACTGGTGGAGCTGGTTCTGATGCTATTACACTTACTGCAGGAGACGTTCAGATTTCTGATGGGTCTCTTAATGTAGTGGATGGAGATACTGGTAATACAGTAACTGTTACAAATAACACTCATAGTACTGGTTCAGCTACTACTGGTGGTGTTGTAGAATTTCAATCTACATCACTTACTACTGGTGCTTTACTTAATCTTGAGTTAACTGAAGCTACATTAAACGGTGGACAATACCTCCGTGCGTATGATGTAACTGGAACAGAAGATGTCTTCACTCTCGGTGAAGATGGTGCAATTGTTATTAAGGGTAATGCTGCAGGCACAAACTCAATCACAATAACAGCAGGTGATATTACTCTAACTTCTGGGCACATTGTTCAGACTGCAGGTGATTTCACAATGACAGTTGGTGATGCATTACTAAGTGATGGATCATTAACAATCATAGATGCTGATAATGCAAATACTGTTGCTGTAACTAACAACACTATTACTACAGCTGATTTAATGGATGTTAATTCAACATCTATATCAACTGGAGCTTTAGCTAAGTTCAATGCGAACGCAGCTGCTCACGATGGTGAAGTTCTTGAAGTTATCTCTGCTGGAGACACAACAAGTACACCTGTCGGTATTTCAGTTTCTATCCCATCTGTAACTACAGGTGCTGCTAGAGGACTTGAAGTAACTATGGCAGGTGCTACAACAACCGCTAAAGGTATTGTGGTAACTATGGATGCAATCACTACTGGTGATATGCTTTACCTCGATAACGGTGGAGCATCAATGACTGGTGATGGTAAGTTCATTAATTGTAACGATGACAATGCTTCTGTATTTGCTGTCGCTGCTGGTGGTAATACAACTATCGCTGGTACGTTAGCTGTAACAGGACAAATCACTGCTGCTGCTGGAGTTCAAGGCATCTTAGGTACAACTGCTGACTTAACAGTCACAACACCTACAAGTGCAGAATTTGATACTGCCTTCGGAGCTGGGAACAAAACCAAAGGTGGATTTACAGGAGTAGTTGAAGATAGTTCGTCAGGAGTAACATATCTTGTTGCATCTGATGGTACTACATGGCACTTCGCTCTTATGACTGCTGCCGGTTAACATTCAGGTTTTTGAATCTAGGGAGAAGTTCTTTCTCCTTAGTACAAAGGTCTTAATATAAAAAAATAAAGAAGTTAGTCACTTCTTATAAACTAATAAACTTAAATATAAAAAAGATGACAGGAGAATTATTCCCAGTTATAAATGGCTCAATAGCTACTGTAGCTGCAGCAGACGCAGCAAAAGTAAAGATTGGTGACGCAAGTGCTGTAACAATACAATTCACTCGCGCAGATCATGATTCAGGAAGTAGTAACTTCGAAGTTGAAGTTTCAAACGATGGTACAAATTGGGTTGTATATAACAAATTGATTACAAATGCTACGAATACAAATGGAGAAACATTATTGAGAGCAGCTGCTCCAACACTTTCGTCTGATACAAGTGAAGTACATACAATATCACCTGAAGATTCATTCCAGTATCTTCGAGTATCTTACGTACGTACTACTGATGGAACTACCGATTGTGATGTCTGGGTACAAAGACGACAATAATTAATACAACACGATGAAACCAACAATACGAACAAATAATTCAAATGTTGGTATAGAGGTTTTTATTCTGAATCCAGACTTAAAAAACCTTGAATCAACATATCTAACAGCCGATGCGGCTGCTAGTGCATCGTCATTCACAGTACAACGTGGTACTGGATTTAGTGCTAATACATATATCGTTGCTGATTACAAAACAGAATACGCTGAATTGTTATTAGTTGGTGCATCTGCAGCCACAACACTATCTAGCATTTCACCATCTACTAGCTACGCTCATACACAAGATACAGAAGTACGATTCATCCCATATAATATGGTAGAGATTTATACCTCATCTGATGATTCTACGTATTCGCTCTTGACAACAGTTGCTATTCAACCAGACAAAGATAAAACAATATATCTTCATACAACTGGTACTGCCGCTACATACTACAAAATACGTTTCAAGAATAGTACGGACACGACATATTCCCCATACTCTGATTCATTACTTGGATCTGGGTTTGGTGACAATACTGTTTACTCAGTTAAGAAACGTGCATTAGGTAAAACAAACGAAAAGATTGGTAATGTTATTACCGATGAATACCTCAATGACGAACTATGGGAAGCAAGGCGTATAGTACACGACTCATTAAAACGCTGGTCATTTAGACAAGAATTCCAATATGATCTTGGAACAGTATCAGCAGGAGAACGTTCAGTCACAACTCCAACTAATCTACAAGATCGTAATACAACTAAAAACATTAGCGCAATACATATTGGTACTGAGGAGAATATGACAACCATGACAAAGCGTGAATGGGACGAGGAATATGAAGGAGTTGCAGTTACAACAGTAGCGACACAAACAGCATCCGGGGATACTACACTCGTACTTGCAGACACCGCAGACCTTGAAGACAGTGGAACAGTTGCTATTTGGACATCTGGATCAAAGAACAGTATTACATACACATCAAAGGATGATGCTACTAATACACTTTCTGGAGTACCAGCATCTGGGACTGGATCAATTGATGCAACTCACGTAGTTGGAACGAATACATGGCAAAATGGTAACTTTGGTTTACCACTTCAATTCACTGTATTTGAAAATACAATCTACTTTGATGTTGCAGTTGGCGAATCATATCATGGAGAAAACATTTGGATTGATTACTACAAAGCAGTAGTTGCAAACGATTCTGATGCAGATACATTCGATGAACCAATGTATGACTTTTATGTTAATTACCTCATCTACTCTATTCGAAAAGCTCGTAATCAAGGAGTGAGTTCTGACTCTGATCCTGATTATAAATTATTCAGTATAGGAATTGCACGTATGATGAAGAATGAAGTATCAAATCAAAAGATAAGACTCATACCACAATATCCAAGATATAAACGAACAAAATAATGTCAGAAGAATCATTACCAGTAATACCACTTAGAGACTTTGCATCAGGTGTTTACCGTTCTAAGGAAATATCAGAATACATGCGTCCACTCAATTCAGTAGAATTAGGCATAAATTGTCACTTCGATTCAAAAGGAGCGATACGTGGTCGTCTAGGATACACAGCACTTGGAGATCAAATAGTATCTGATAAAAACATACTTGGATTGTATGACTTTAGAGATGCAGGAGCCGGAACAAATAATCAAGCACTAGCAGTTGTATCTGATGGAACGAACAATGACATTTATTACAACAATTCAGGTACATGGACTAAGACACTCGAAGACGATACGAAGGATCTAAAGACTCGGTTCGCAACATTCTCTGATTTAGTAATACGTGTTAATGGTACAGACAATGCTAAGTCATGGAACGGGAACCCAGCTACAGCTTGGGCCACAACAGGAGGAAACCTTGATATTGGAGATGCACCAGTTGGTCATTTAGTTGAAGTATACAAATCAAGACTTTATATAGGGAATAATACTGATCGTCTCTACTACTCATCCATACCAAACTCATCTGGAGTTGTTACATGGACAGTAGCATCTGATTTTGTAGACATTAATCCGAATGATGGAGATAACTTTACCGCATTGAAACGATATGGATTAGAACTTCTTACATTCAAAAAGAATTATATCTACAGATGGCGTGGAGTTGAAGGAACAGATCCTGATCCATTAATCTCAATAGGAACATGGTCACAGGAAAGTGTTGTAGAAACAAAGATGGGTATTATGTATCACAACCCTAACGGCATATATGTATATGCAGGTGGGTACCCAAATGAAATATCACGACCAATATCTGATTTCATAGATAACGTATCCTCAAGTGAATATGGAAGTGTCGCTTCATGGGAAGACGGAGACCATGCTTACTTCTCAGTAGGTGATGTGACGCTTAGTGGCGTTACATTTACCAACGTAGTATTGCGATACACAATCTCAAGTCAAGTATGGACTATATATTCAACAGCAGATCGAATGAGAATTGGAACACGATATATCAGCGGTACAACTGATTCACGAATAGTAGGTGGATCTGATGGGTATGTTCATACATGGAACTCTGGGAATACAGACAACACCACAGGGATCTCGTATCAACTTGTAACTGGATATTACGAAGTTGGAGCAATAGCATCCGCCACATCAACAATTAATAAGTTAGCAACCATCGCATCAAAAGCTCAAGGAATGAAAATAGCATTCCAAGTAGATGATGAAGAACGATGGCATCCAATAGGACAGATTAGAAAATACATTACAATCTTTGGAAGTAGTGATGTAAATATTAAAGGTCATAGAGTCCGATTCAAACTTCTAGGAGTCACATCAGCAGAACAATGGATATTCGAAGGGATAGAAATATTAAGAGGAGTTAGAAGCGGAGTAATTAAATAGTATGCCAACAATAGCCACAGAAGAAAATCCACTAGACAATCACTTACGAATTTTCGATCTCGGTTATGATAAAGGATTATATAGAGTAATAGTCGAAGGAGAAGAGGGTGACGGTAAAACTTTGTTTACATCAAAGTCTCATTTTAACTTTGTACCACAACTAGGTGGTGAAACAACTCCTTCTATTGGCAGTACGAGTCAAGGTGGTGGAGAAGCTGGTGGCGGTACACAAATCTTTACTGGTGAACTTGTCGGTGGCCAATTACACGTTCCATCTAAAAATGGTGAAGCAAACTCATTCCACGTTAGTCAATCAGGTAGTGCATATTGGGGAGCTGAATTTAGTGACATACTTTCAAGTGAGGATAATGCAAACGCTTATATTCTAAAAACGGGTGTAGTTAAATTTATATCTGGTACGATTGCCGGGTTCACACTAGCGTCATCTACAATGACAGCAACTAATTTCATATTAGATGCTACAAACCAGAAAATCGTCCTAGGAACAGGAAATGACATATTTACGGCAGATGCATCAGATGCGACGTATAGACTCGCCATAGGGCATGCTACGTACGCCTCAGCGCCTTTTAGAGTAGGTAAGGATGGTACATTCACTGCTACATCAGCAACAATCACCGGATCTATCACAGCTACATCTGGTGCTATCGGAGGATGGATAGTAACATCAGATGCTATAAAAGACGCAGCAGGTCTTGTTGGTATGTTGAGTACGGTTACCGGTGGAGACGATATACGATTCTTCGCTGGACATGCTACCCCTGCAAGTGCGCCATTCAATGTAACTGAGGCAGGTGTGATTACCGCATCAAGCGGTACGATAGGTGGTTGGGCATTAAGCACTACAAATCTATCTAATGGAAACATGGACATTGATTCTGCCACTGGAATAAACTTTAACGCTTTATTTACAGTTGACCAATTTGGGGCTTTAACAGCTCAATCAGGGACAATAGGTGGGACTACAATTACAGCTACCGAATTATATGGTGGCATTATTAAAACATCAGCGACAGTAGACATAGGAAACAATGGAGTAATAATGGACTCTGCTGGACTAAGAGGTTATGATACAGCGTTAGGTGAAGTATTTAATATTCCTACAGATGGTTCCGCACCAACATTTTCAAGTGGAATAATAAACAAAACAATCTTCAATGTAGACGTAGATGGAATCATACAAACCTCAGAAACTGTTGGCGATGGTAGTGGTGATAGTGCTGGTATTATAATTAATGCTTCTGGTATATTTGGATGTGAAGCTAATCAATTAGCAGCCGCAGCAAATGTTCGTATCTTAGTTGATGGGACAATGAGTCTCACGACGTCAGAAACAGATGCTATTACGATTGGTCAAGGTGGTAACATAAAATTACAATATGGTGGTGATATAATCTTCCAATCTATTCCAAAACCAATAGCATGTACCGCAGCACTAGCTGGCGTGGCTGGTAATATAGACGTTGGAGACCATTATTATAAAGTTACCTTTGTAAATGACTATGGGGAAACAGATATAGGGGCAACGTCAAACTTAGTAACAACTGTTGGTGGTAATCAACAAGTTGATTTAACAAATATTCCAGTATCAACTGTTGGGGATGTAATAGAGAGAAAAATATATAGGACCAAAGCCTCTAGTCCATCTTATTATTATCTTTTAACAACAATATTAGACAATTCAACTACAACCTATCCAGATAATACAGCAGACGCTGGCTTAACTGGTGGAAACGCAATTTATAGAGAAAATACCACATTTGGGAGAATTCTTATAAACGATGGTGAGTATGATTTTCCTGCAATGTTTATTGGCATAGGGAATGTTTTCCTTGGATTAAACTCTGGAGAGAATATTACAACAACAAGTTATAATGTTGGTGTTGGTGGTCATTCATTAGCGACACTAACCTCTGGTCAGGACAATACAGCTATTGGTTACGGGACTTTATTTAATGCAGAGACAGCAGATTATAATACAGCTGTTGGTAAACAGGCGATTGCATCATTAACAACTGGATATGGTAATATCGGGATTGGACGTGAAGTAATGTACAACACGGTGGCTGGTATTGGTAACTCAGTGATTGGAGAAAGAGCTATGTTTGGAGGTAATAGTAACTCATCTAATTATAATTCTATTCTTGGGTATAGAGCTGCATGGAGCTTAGACGGTGGTGGTAATAATACTATAATTGGGAGAAGTTCAGGTTCGTTACTATCTACTGGTTCTGAAAATATACTAATTGGTACTGACGCTGGAGATGCCTTGACTACTGAAGATGGCAATATATTTATAGGGTATCAAGCTGGATCCGCTGCAACAGCATCAAACAAACTTTACATAGAAAATTCTAATTCAGCTACACCACTTATATACGGTGAATTTGATAATGACTTAGTAACAATAAACGGAACACTTAATCTAGGTGGCTCTAACAACGAACTACGCTTCTACGAAGGAGCAAACTACGTAGGATTTGAAGCACCAGCACTTACAGCAAATCAGATATGGGTTCTGCCAAGTGCTGATACTGGGACTGCTGGTTCACCGTTATATTCAGATGCTGCTGGTAATTTAGGATTTGGTGGCGCAGGAGAAGGTATTGATATATCAGCTGCAGGTGTTATCTCTGGAGAAGACGCTACAACAAGTAATAAAGGTATATCTTCTTTTGATGAAGATTCATTTACTGTAACAAGTGGAGATGTTAAACCACAGTTTATAGGCTTCAGAGCATACCTTTCGAGTAATACTTCTTACGGAGATAGTTCAACAATAGTATTTAATGCAGAAGAATTTGATGATGGTAGTAACTATGCAACTGGTACTGGTAAATTTACCGCACCAGTTTCTGGTAAATATAGATTTACTTGCCAACTTTGGATAACAACAACAATAGCAAATATAAGATATGGTATCAACTTCCTTCATGAAGGAACTGTTATACGAAAATATAGAAGGGAAGCAGCGTCTACTGGTGGTCAAGCATTTCAATCAACAACTTTGGTTAAACTTGACGCTGGTGATGACTTCTGGGTAACAAACTATGAAGCAGGTGCTGGAAGCCCAACGTACGAAGGTGATACAGACCTTACTTGGTTTGAGGGAGAATTAATAGCTAAAGACTAAACGAAAATCTAATCAAATAATTATGGAAAACGGAGACAAAATAAAAATACACGAAAGAGTGACTACCCTCGAGGCAGATAATAAATACACTAAAGAGACTGTTAGTTACATTAAAAAACGTGTAGAGAATCATTTACCACATCAGATTGAAGAAGTGAAAAAAGAGGTAAGTGATCTAAGGGAATCTATTGTTGATTTTATGCTTTCAAATAAGAAGCAATATATTAGTATTCTTGTTTCAATAATTCTACTTCTTATAGCCGCAATAGTTGGACTTATAAAATTTATATAATAAATAACAAATAATATATGGCAACACAATCAGATAATAATTATCAACTACCAAAGAATGAAACATCTCGAAAAATAATCGATGGTTATTATCGAGCATACTTTGGTCGTACACCATCTCTTCCAGAGCAAGAGATGTGGTATGGGAAAGGAACACGTGAATTAGAACGTGCTCTTCTAAAGAACACTCAAAATATATATGGAGCAGGTAAGGGTTCAAGAGTAACTATAGTTGATCCAAGAGCAGGTACGGTTAAAACAACCTTTAGTGTAAAACCAGTGCTTACAAAACCAGCATCTAGCCCTAGTGGTACAAGTGTTACGATGAAAGCTCCACCTAAACCAATTATTCCTAGAGCTGTAGCACCTGCACCAATTAATACATCTGACTTAAAGCATATTGGAGATCAAAGGAAGCAAGATGCTATGAGGAATTTGAGTTACGCATGGGAAGATGGTGTTGGATATGTATTAAGAAAACCCGGTCGTGTAGATATTCCCGGGCCACTCAATGAAATATTAGACCAACTTGAAATTCAACTTGATGGCATTATCGCAAAGGGAGAACAACCACTACCTGATATTGAAATAACTCCAGAGATAGCTGCTGGATTCTTAGAGCAAGCTAAAATAGAAATGGATCCCTACTATCAACGTATAACAGATGATGCTATTACAGATCTTAAAACTAATTTTTCTCGTAATCTAAAACTACAAGAACAACAAGAAGCAGATTATACTAGAGGAGTAGAAGATACGTATGATGAAATCGCTGCAGGATCTGCTGAACGTGGATTAACATTTTCTGGTAGACGACAAGAATCAGAACGTAAATTAGCAGAACAAGCAAATCGTGACGTAGGTCGATCACGAGATTCTTTACGATTTGGTATGGGTGAATCTGTATTAGCAGGTGAAAGATTCTTAGGAAGTGAAGCACTTGGACAAGGACTTGGTGCATCACAAGGATTAGCACGCCCAACATTTATAGCTGGTCAAAGAGAAGCAGAGTTTGGTGAAGAACAACCACTATATTCACTATCTGATGGTATTGAAGGAAGCTTAGAGCGTAGTAAGTTAGTGTCAGAAAAACAAAGAGCTAGCGAACTTGAAACTGCCTATAGAGCAAAAAGGTCTTTACTTTTACAATAAAATTAACTATAATAAACATATGATTAATACAAAACTCGCTACCCTCATTAATCCTACGACTGGTCAAAAGGAGGTTGTATTATCAGGGTCAAGACAAGCATCACAATTATTTGGTGAGGGGTTTTTCCTTATGGGCGCGAATGAACGTGCTATAGGATACGAAGGAGCACCACCAACTACTCCAATAGCTGCTCGTCCAGAGTCCCAACAATCAAGATCAACCTCACAATTATTTGGAGGACTTACTCCTCCACCACCTGTACCTGAAGCTCCATCACAAGAGGGCTTTGGTCAATTTAATACTGCATTAATGGACGTACTTAAAACGTATCAAGGATTAAATCCAGCAAGTCTTCAGACTAGAAAGAATGCATTACTAAAAGCACAGTTTGATCGAGTTAGTGAAATTACTCCAGAAGAATTACGATCATTATCTCCACAAGAACAATCAGCATTAAGAAGCGCTGATGCATCAGCAATTACTCCAGAGATTGAAGGTATTAATGAACAGATCACAAGTTATCAAGGACAGATTCAAAACTTTGGTAATGTACTATCAATGGCATCTACTGTTGGTGAGAATATGAGAAGTCAAGAGATACAAGAATTTCAATTAAAGTCAGATGTTGAATCACGTAACTATCAACGACAACAAGACTTCCAAGTTGGAATACAGAACCAAGTCTTTAATATGTTCTCTACCTTTGGCCCAATGGCTTTAGAAGGAACATCACCTGAACAAATTGCTCAACTTGAACAAGTAGCTGGTATGCCTACTGGATTGATTAGTAACGGTATGGCCGCATTACAACGTGCTGAAGAGAAAGCTGCTAATAACGCTGAGATGGAAGTATTACGCCAACTAGCATTTAGCCCAGAAGCATTAGAGTCAGGACAAGCACCTGAGTTATTCTTAAAGGCATTCCCAGAACTAAAATCAACATGGGAGGCTATGAGTCGTGTTGCACGTGAAAGATACGATCAAGAACGTGGTCTAAAAGCAGCACAAACAGCATCAGCTAATAGAGCGAATCAACCATCGGGTGATTATGAAGATGAATTTACATTTAGTACATCTAATATCAATACATTACTAGGTGCAGGGTTTTTACAAACTGATATACAAAACTTTGAAACAAATATTCAAAATGGTAATACAGTTGATGATATTGTTGGTGCAACAGATCTTTCAGATCAACAGAAGAACGCATTGTATAGTACATTCGGTAGAGACTTAACCGAAGAAGCAGATACTGAAACAGAAAATAGACAGTTCCTGAGTGCAGATTACTTTGTAAATACATATGGTGAGACACTTAAAAAAGCAGCACAAGACGCTGGATATATGAAGGGTGGCTTCTTAGGCATAGGAGATAAAGTAGATGTAACGAAGTATGCTGAAGAAACCTATATGGCAAGAGTTAGGGAAATGCGTAATGCTGGGTATAAAGATCGTGAGATTCTAAAAGAATTACAATCATAATATGTCCTTAATACCGCTTTTACCAAAGAAGAAGTCAAACACTTCTGTAGGTAGCGGTCAAGGTTCGTCTGGTAACCTTATACCGCTTCTTACAAAAAATACTAAGAAGAAAACTCAAGTTAGTCCACTTGAGAACATTTTACGTTTCAATCCCCAACAACGAATAGGGAAGCAGTTTTTTGGTAGAGAGCCAATAAAAACCTTTACACCAAGACCGAGCAGACTGGAGTTCAATGTTGATGCACCACGTTCCAAACCAATGACTATTAATGAGAGATTGAACCTTGGTTTAGGCCCAGTTAATGCGCAGGTTGGAGACATAGGACAACGCATACAAAAGAATGTTGTGCTAGGCCGACCATCTACAGTCGGTATTCTTCCTGATTCAGGGCAACGTAGATTTACGAAAGTAGAAGATAAGCGCAAACGTAAAGAGCAAGAGGACATGTCTGCTATTGAAGTATTTACTGAGAGTTTACGAGGTGGTACGCTTGCAGCAGGATCAGCACTTGGATCAACAGCAGGTGTGCTTACAAAGAAAATTTATAAGGAGATAGGACAGAAGTTGCTTGATACAGCAAATAGCGACCAGAAACTATCTACAGTAGTTAAGGGTATTGATATTCATGATGGTCAAACATTTATGAATAAGATACGAGACCCAAAATGGACAGCACGCGGACTTGGACAAAATCTACCTAATCTCGCAGCTAGTTATGGGATAGGTCTAGCAACACTTCCTGTTGGTGGCCCGTTTGTTGCTGGTGCTGTTGCGTTTGGAACTTCTGCTTCGCTTGAGGGTGGTTTTGCATATCAAGACGCAAAAGCATTTGGTGCAGATGATGAAACCGCAGAGAAGGTAATGTTAATGGTTGGTATTGCTAATGGTTTAATTGATACAATCCCTATTGGGAAAGCCTTAACAAGAAGTCCTATTGGTAAGAAAATGAAACGCAGTATTCTTAAAGAAGTAACACAGCGTATTCTAAAACAAGGCGCACTTGAGAGTGGTACAGAAAGTTTGCAGGAGATTGTCGCTAATGTTGTGGCACAAGTGTATGACGAGAATAGAGATGTACTTGCTGGTGTTGGTGAAGCAGCATTCTTCGGATTCTTACTTGGTGGCCCAGCAGGGCTTACAACTGATACTGTTAGAAGTGAACAGGCTAAAGACTTTGTGAAGTCACAGACATCAGAGAACCGTGCAGGGTTTGCAAAGATTCCTTTTGTAAAAGATGAGAACACATCAAAAAGTCTAATGATAAAGAATGAAGTATCAAATCAAAAGATAAGACTCATACCACGATTTATAGAAGCACAGAAGTTTAAGACAGCTGAGGAGTTTATTAATGCACAAGAAGTTTTATATCACGGGGGTTCTAAAATAGATTCAGTTAAATTAGGTAAATCAAACTTTGGCAAAACATTTTATCTAACAGATGATGCTACTTATGCCAAATCATTTGGTGGAAATAAGTCAGTAGTAAATGAAATGGTATTAGATAAATCTGCTAACCTAGCTGATATGAGAAAACCAAGTGCTGAACTTGTATCTAAAATTGAAGAAATTGTTAATGCAAAGTTAGCTAAAAATGTTCCTTACGGAGAAAAGAATTTTAGTTTTCATCCATTTTCTACAGAGCAAGTATTAAAAGGAATAAAAGGTGGTAAAGCACATTTCGCTGAATTATCAGAAATTAAAACTATCTTAAAAAAGTTAGGATATGATGGACAAATAACAGCAGAAGTTCCTTTTGCTAAAAATATAGGAGTATGGAATAAAGACTTAATTAAAACAAAATCCCAACTAACAGATATATATAATAAAGCAAAGATTCCTGAGAAGATAGCAGGTGAAAGTGTTCCTGAGAATATGATTGAACCTGCTGCTCCAGAGACTAAGACTCCTAGTAAAGCAGAAGCTCCAAAGGCTGGGACTACCATTACTAGTGAACCACAGAAAGGTGTTGAGTACACACCAGTAGAGACAAAGGCTACAGCTAGAGATCAATATAATAAAGCAAATGAAAAAACTAATCGCGTTGATCTCAACGAAGGGCAAATCAAAGCAACAGTTAAAGAAAGAGGTGTGGGAGGCCTATCAAAGAAAGCAAATGAAAAAACTAAAGGCAAGTTCTTAAAAATACTACAAAAAGATATTACAGCAAAGATCTCTAAGAAAATACCTTTACTGAAGCAAACAAACAAGACTAAAGACATTGAGAAAATCAAGCGTAGTCTTATTGATTTTATACAAAAGAACTTAAAGCGTAGTGACGCAGGGCGCAAAGAAATCTTAGTAAAAGTAAAGAACGCAAAGACTATAAGGGATTTACAGCAATACCAAGAGCGTATTTTAGATATAACAGAGAAGTCAGAACGATCAAGCTTACGCAAAGATATTGTACAAGAGATAAGGAAAACCAAAACTAGAAGTCAATCAGGTAAACCAAGGGGGAAATACACCGCTGATGTTCAGAAAGTATTTGATACAGTACGAGATGTGATAAAACTTAAAAATGTAGCGAAAGAAGCCCGGCTGGAAGCAAATCTCAAACAATACGAGAACGAGAAGTCCGTACCACCAGAGGTAGCACTAGAGAATAGAATACTCTCCATGACTTCTAAGGACTCCGCTTCATTACAAGAACTCTTAGGTGAGATTAGAAAGATGAGACTGTCAGGTCAGATGACTGCTGAATTGCGCAAACTTAATACGCAAGCAGAAATAGACCGCAGAAGGAATCTCGTTGTTGATAAGGTCACTGGCAATAAAGGTATATCACCAGATCGTGCTATCGCAGCAGAGTCAAAACTTACAAGAAAAGAACGAGCGAAACAACTATTCAAGTCTTTAGGAAAAAGCTGGGTCTTAGATTGGCAGGGGATTCTGACAGCACTTTCTTTTAATAGTAAAGTTGGGGACACAGCTCTCAACCGAGTCTTTAGTGTTTTGAATCAAGAAAACACATATAAAGAATCACAGGCGAAATATGTTAAGAAGTTGAGTACAATAATTTCTAAATCGTATGGCATTGAGAATAACAAAACAGCTATCCAGAAACAGATTATTGAAAACAATGAAGAAGTATACTTAGGAACATATAGGTGGGCTGATGGAAAGACACGCGATCTTGTTATGACAAAAGATGAAATGATAAAACGGTACATGGAATTTCAAGACCCGACGCTTTTTTCAAGTTTTACAGAAGCTAATAAATATACAGAAGAAATTATGTCCACAATCGAAGATAATCTCACAAACAAAGATAAGACATTCGCAGATAAGCAAATGGAGTTGTATCTGGAACAGTACCATAAGATCAATAAAGTATATCGAATAATCAATGGTGTTGATTTACCATTCAACAAGTTCTATTCACCGATTCAAAGAGTTGGATTTAGAGTTGATACCTCAAAAGGTTTCGGTGAGTTCATACAAGAAGCAACATATCGCAGAGCTGTAACAAACAAGAGTCTCAAGAGTCGTGTAAATAATATCCTACCTATTGCAAAGCAAGGTAGTTTAGAAGCACTTGATAGACACATTACAGAAACAAACTACTACATTGCATGGGTAGACAAGATACGAGAAATGGATAGCGTCTTTTCAGATAGTAAGGTGCGTGAAGCAATCAAGCAGGAGTTTGGCAAGCCGATGTTAGAAACTATTGGAAATGTTATCAACGATTTATCAACGAACGGCAACAGAACAGCGCGAACATTTAATGCTATCGATTGGCTTCGTAAGAAGTTCACTGTTGGTGCATTGATGATAAAACCAGCTATTGCTATTAAACAGTTAGTCTCAACACTTGCATATATGGAGAAGTTATCTCCAAAAGAATTTACCGTTGGTGTTGCAGACTTCTTAAAGAACCCAATTAAGAATACACGAATCCTGTTAGACGAAAGTACGTTCATACAAGAACGTGGATCAAACCTTGAACGTGATATAAAAGCAGCAGTTGAATCTGATGTATACAAAAAGTATTCCAAGAGTCAGAACTTCTTTAATACCATGATGTTGAATGTACGTCTTGGTGATAAGAGTGCAATCCTTATGGGTGCATGGGCTATGCGTAAGTCATTACTCAAAGAAGGGAAAGCACTTGATGAGGTTATCGGTACTTATGAGGAGTTCAGTCAAGGGACACAACAGTCTTCTGATATTTCACGTTTATCACAGGCACAACGTGGAAGCAGTCTTGAAAAACTATTCACAATGTTCAAATCCTCACAGCGTTCATATTTTCAGAAGGAACTCAATGCAGTCCGCAGTCTATTTCAAGATGGTGGTGCATCTAAAAAGAACCTTACAAGAGTTGCAAAGACATTATTTATCTATCATGTATTATTGCCTGTAACATTCCAGTTCATCGCAAACTTAGGTGGTTTCAGTGACAAGGACAAGAAAGAATACTTACGTGCTGGTTTACTAGGATCAATCAATGGCATATTTATCTTTGGTGATATTGCTGATAGTATTTTAAGAGGTGCGCTTGGTATGCAAGTCTGGGATTTAGAGATACCAGTTGCTACTATTGCAAAAGACGTAAACAAGATAATGCGTAACCTCAGAGCAGATGACATTACAACAGAGGATTATATGCAAGCAGTTGATGGTCTTGCTGGTGTCGGTGGTTCTATTGGATTACCAACACAACAAGCATTACAAATCTCTAAGGGCATAGCTGACTTACTAGAAGGAAACGCACGAAATGGTATTGGACAGATACTCGGTTGGAGTGAATATGCTTTAAGTGGTGCAAGTGATAAGAAGAAAGAAAGTACGTCTGGATTACCAACTTTACCAAAATTACCATCAATAGGTGGCGAAGGTATTTCATTACCGAAACTACCAAAACTATAAAACCGTTCTTTTAACAATTTAGAAAAGGAGTCCATTGTGACTAACGAAGAGAAGCTTCAAGTATTGCAACGTCTCCGTGACGTAGCAAAGGCGGTTTCTGTGGCTGGTAAAATACCAACAGAATACTTCTCACCAATCGTCATCTCTATTATTTGTGAGATGGAACTATATCCAATAGCTTGGATTGAATCCCTCGAGAAAGAGATTAAGGAGATTGAAGATGGCTAACATGCGATTTTGCCTAGACTTTGTATGCCAAGCATGCAGACAAAAGGCGGAGTTACGCATACGAGTTATCACTCATTGTCGAGCGTTCTTCAAATGTAGCTTTGCATGTTCTGAATGCGGGTGGCACAAGACAGACTGGGTTACGGCTCAGAAATACAAACAATACTTCGCATCCCGAATAGTCGGGAAGAAATGGTAGGCATACATGCGATGTAGCAAGTGTAATAAGAAATTAAAAAAAGGTGGAAAACGTGCTAATTCCCCAAGTCGGCACCACGTCCACCCTGTACGTTGGTTCGGTAAGGGAAAGAAAAACAGAATAAAAGTTCTATTTTGTAACGAATGTCATAGAGAGTTAGAAACGATTATTCGTCGTTTCGAAGAAAGGATCATCGCAATAATGATGAAACAAAAAAGGCTCCTAAAAAGACCATCAAAACAAAAACAGATTCGGATCTTTAGATCAATGAAGCAGATTTATCTGCAAATGGTTAACGATTATGTTAATTAAACTGGGTGGGGTCAAGAAAAAAACGGTATACAAAGTATACTGGACCGACCCCACCTCTCATATAGATTCAGAAATTGGCAGTATGACTGAACGATGGAACGTAGGTTATATCGTCAAAAAGAAAAACGAAATACACATCGTTAGTGCTGGGTTTTCTGATAAAACAGAAAAAGATAAAGACTTTACAGTTATTCATAAAAGCTTAATAACTAAAATAGAGGGGTTATGATAAATAGAAAAGAGTGGGAACTAGCTGTAATAGCAAATGATATTCATTTTCCATACCACGACCAAAAAGCTGTTGATTTATTCTTAATGTTTATCAAGAAAGAGAAGCCTGATGTAGTATTTTTAGATGGAGATTTAATTGATTGCTGGGCGTTATCTAAGTTTCCTAAACCACCTGACAATAATCAAGGAAGACAACTAGCAAGAGAAATAGAGATGCTGAATGAGTTTCTCGCTACAGTACGTAAGCTTGTCCCTAAGGCGAGAATAATCTATATCTTTGGAAACCACGAACATCGCTTCAAAACATACCTAATCAACGCTGAAGGGCTGTACGGGCTTAATGGAACCAAACTAGAGGATCAGATTGACCAAAGTTTAGATATAGAGATAGTTTACTCAGGATTAAAGGAATCATATACAAAGTATGGAGCCTTGTATATTGGACACTGGAATAAGGCTTCTAAACACTCTACAGCTTCAGTTAAAAGTATTGTAGAAGACAAAGCTATCTGCGCAATACAGGGTCACTGCCATAGAATGGGTAGTTACTACAAGACTATCTATGGTGGTGGTACCCTTGTAGGGTATGAGAATGGATGCTTGTGTGACTTAAACCCTGACTGGACAGGCGATCCTAACTGGCAACATTGCTTTAGTGTTGTATATAAGAAAAAAAACAAAGACAGATTTCATCTTTATCAGATCCCTATTGTAGATTATCAATTTTTCTACGGTGGTAAACTTTATAAAATATAATTATGTCAAATAGATTTTGCTTAGATGAGAGAGTTATAACAGCGGGATTCAAAGACCGGAATTACTATGCTTATTGGGGTAGACATCATTACGGTACAGATTATGTAGCGTCATTTGTAAACTTATATGCTCCAACGGGCGGTAGAATAAAAATTATTAGCACTGGTATAACCGGTGGATTACGTATAGAATTTTTAGATGATCTAGGATACTTACATAGATTCCTACATCTCGATAAGGTTCTAGTACGTAGTGGCCAGCGAATAAATGCTGGTCAACAAATAGCTGTCACTGGAAACAGTGGTAGTATGAGAAACTCACGTGGTGTGATAATAAAATATCGACCACATCTTCACACGGATATAGAAGATTCAAAAGGAAATTGGATAGATCCGGAGTGGTATTACAATTATATAATTAACGGTGGACTTATGCAGTTTGACAAAGCAATGAATTACAACAAGGCAATTTACAAATTCTTTTGTGATTTACCGGGTAGCAAAGAACCAACAGTATTAAAAGTATCAGCAAAATACGCTACACTAGGTGTACGTAGATCAAAGAGATGCTTACTTAGAAAATTTGATGACAATACAGTTAAAGTTCGTATTGGTGTTAGTCTTGGTGAGTTTATTGAAAGTGGCGCTGGTTTCCCAGTACCAATGAATTTACGAGATATAGAGGGATTACCAAAGTTCTAATCTACTTGATCTAAAAACTTTCTAAGCAAGTCCCAATTGTAATCATAATAATTTATCTTTTCTTCCTTCGATAACTCTACTCATTTCACCATTATAATATATTTCAAATGGGTACCTATCTTGATATTCTTTTGTTTTTAGTGTCTTCCATTCAATATAAAGTACATTTCTTAGTCTTTGACTAGGTGTTTTTTTACTTGATTCATCTGTAGCAGGTAGCTTAGGTAGATCAACAAGATCTTCTGGTTTAATGTCCCCATGTTTTTCTTCTATAAAACAAAAGTATCCAAACTTTTCATAGTTAGACATGATTTTTGCAACCTCTTCATCAGATAATGCTTCGTTTGTGTCTACCTGTAAACGTAAAGAACGATGCGACATTGTTTGAACTTTTGAGATTGTTGCTGGTGTCGTTAGTAGTTTGCTCATATTACTTTTTTAATGAGTCATTAATAAAGTTCCTTAACACATACTCTAGTTTTGCAATATGCTTCTTAGCCTCTACGTCAGACACTTGTCCAACCATGCCAAGTTCTGCTGTTGTTTCTGCCCAATATTCTTCAAATGTTTTCATATATTTATTCTAATAGTTTAATTACCTTCTTACAGGCTTGTACGAGGGTCTTTAACGCCCATGTAAGCTCTTTTCCTCCGTTGTCTGGGGTCTTAGGCTCTTGTGCGCGTTTATATAACTCAATCCAGTCATCTGATGACATACAGATAATCCATGTATCTTCAGGCATCCCATCAAAATGAACAACTACATAAGGCTTAGTGTGCGTCATCATTGCGTCTCGCTCTGATTGCTCCATTGCTTTTTTTAGATTTAGAGCTTTAACAGTCTTTACTTCAAGGTTAAGCCCTAGTGAATTATGCACATCTGACTTCGCAAGTCCAGAACCAGACCCAGAATTGCGTTTTGCATTATCAATCCCTTTTAACGCTAGCCATTTAGCAAATCTATTTTCGCCAGCATTACCTTTTTTCTTAGCATTTATCATTTGATTGTTCTATTATTTTATTTATAAAATCATAGCTGTGTTAATTGGGACTATTCCAGAGCGAGGGCGTGATGAGGGCTTTGTTCTCTTATAGAGTGAGGCATATATTAGTGTAGTTTTAATCTCTACTATATGTTTATACATCTTACTGTGTAGGTATTAACAGGCACTAAGTAGGCATTTTACTTCGGCTGTATCCACCGAAGACAGATTGGTTACTGCACTTAGTTTATGTAACTATTCCGTCGCGTCGGACGCGAATCGGGCATAGCGAGACCGGCTTTTAACCCTGCCAGTCAGACTTATGTTCTCTAGGGTAACAAAAAACGCAGGTGTACGAGAACCCGCGTTTCTTATATGAAAATGGTCTCGTACTTGTATGTACATAATAAACCATTCCCAATAATACGTCAAGTTTTATTCTCCTCATCTCCTTCTATCATATTCCCTAACTAATTTTAAGTTATTTTTTCTAAATAATTTAACTCTTTCGCTACGACATTCCTTACATATTGTAGACTTACCGTCCTTTTTCTTACTTCTATCATTACAAAAATGATCAAGTTCTAATTCCTTTTCACACGCATTACATATTTTTGACTTCATTGAATAGCTGTTCGTGGTTTCATACGTTCTTATTAAAATAAGTGTTACCTAATCGTCTTGATACCTCAAGCCTACATTCATTTGAGCAAGTATTCCTAATAGTGAATCCCCTTTGTTTATAAGAGAACTGTTTATGGCAAACTTTACATGTATTAGTTTTTTCTTTCATATCTCTTAGGTTAATCTACTACAATACCAAGTGCTTTTAAGAAGTTGTCTAAATCTTTCTTTCTGATTTTAGTATCTCCACCTTTACCGTAGAACTTTGCGTTCATTAAGTCAGCTCCACTCAGGTTAGCTCCAATCAGGTCAGCTCCATGCAGGTTAGCTTCACACAGGTCAGCTCCACTCAGGTTAGCTCCACTCAAATCAGCTCCATGCAGGTTAGCTCCATACAAATTAGCTCCATTCAAATTAGCTCCACACAAATTAGCTCCATTCAAATTAGCTCCACGCAGATTAACTCCATACAAATTAGCTCCATTCAAATTAGCTCCACGCAGATTAGCTCCATGCAGGTTAGCTCCACGTAGGTAAGCTTCACTCAAATCAGCTCCACTCAGGTTAGCTTCACGCAGGTCAGCTTCACTGTCCACCGCCTCAACAACTGCTTCTTTTATAGTCTCCTTATCAGAACTATAAAGTACACCACCACTCTTATTTAGAATCTCTGTTTTCTTTTTTGGTTTGTCTTCTTTCAATTGGTCTTTGATGAGTTCAAATGTCTCATCTGATACTTTGATTGTTCTCATGCTTATTTATGTTATTTAATTAGATTGTTCTAGTCGACTTATAACTGCTTCTACGACATTTGATACAATGCCATTTCCTAGAGTCTTGTATCGCTGCGTATCACTTAGTCCCTCTGTCCAACCATCAGGGTAAGCCATCAAGCGTTCACATTCGAGAGGTGTTAGTCTGCGGATTCTTGATTCTTCTGGAATAAATGGTTGTCTGTTTCCTCCTTGTGCTGTGTTAAGTGTTGGACTTACTCCATCTGTTCCGTAGATTCTGTCGTTGGAGTGCTTTGGTTTGTTAAGCTGTCTAATATAGGTTTCGTTAGAGTGTCCATTTGAATAGTTTGTCCTGAGTGTGTTGCTATTAGACTTTGTGTCTGCTTGTCCGATAGGAAATACTTTTCGTCTGGGTTCTCCTCCAAGATGTCGCTTAGCGAACTCGTATTGTTCGTACCTTGTGGAAAGTTGAACGCCATCATTTTTATTTTTGGATTGCATAATAGTTTTAGTTTAAGTTTATCTATTGAATTTGCCATACTGATTGTTTCCTGTTGCGAACTTTCTAGCGTGTTCTGATTTTTTGTAAAGTTCTAGGTTAATAATATCGTTGTTTGTTTTGTCATGGTCTATGTGATGTATGTCGTGGCTTGGTGGTATTTTACCATTGTGGTGTTCCCAAACATCTCGGTGCATCAGAGTTCTATCCCCATCGGTTCTCCCATAGTATCCATGGTTTTTTAAGGTGTACTTATTTCCGTTAAATACTAAAAAAGGTAGTGGCTTTTTCTTTCTTGGTTTATAACCACGCCGAGAAAGTCCATTGTGGACAGTTTGTCTAGCCACGCCAAACATTCTACCAACTTCTGCCAAGGAAAAACCCTTTTTATATACCTCGTGCATTTCTTTATATTGTTCATTTTTCATGTATTAAGTGTATCAAAACACTTGACACTCGTCAAGTAAATCTAAACGCACTCCTATAATAAAAACCCTCATACGGTTCTGCGGAACACCAAAGTTCTTTGCATTAAGTACTTCAAAATCTATTGCGTAACCGCATCCGCAAAGTTCTTCACATATTCGTTCCATGCTTTTACCTCCATCGTGGGAGAGAAGTCCCTTAACATTTTCTGCGAGAAAGTATTTAGGTTGTTTTGCTCTAAGTATGCGAGAATATTGAAACCACATATTTCCACGCTCATCTTCAAATCCGCCTCTTTTTCCTGCAATACTCCAACTTTGACAGGGCACTCCACCGACAAGTAAATCAAAGTCTGGGAGTTCTTTAGCATTGATTGTTGTGATGTCTCCAAAATTGGTATGTGTTGGGAAATGTTTTTCATATATTTTAGTTGCATATTTATTTATCTCACTAAATCCTACGCAAATGGGGACATTCCCCATATCTTCCTCTTGCATTGTTGCAGTTGTAGCACAGAATTTCGTATTTTGATTTATTATTTTCTTTGAGTGCGAGTTGATACATATATCCTGTTCCGTATTTTTTTCTGTCTTTATATCCATCTTGTCGTTTATGTTCAAGTGTGAGAAATTTTTCTTCTGACTCTCCACAACAGGCACATTTTCTTCCGTACATATCAAGGATTCTTTTTCTCCTTTTTTCGTTTTGTTCTCTTGTAATCTGTTTATATTTTTCTGGGTTTCTTTTTTTCCACCTTGAAACTGCCCCTTTATATTTTTCTGGGTTTCTTTTATATCTATCATTAGCTTCTTTTCTGGAACATTCTTTACATCTCCTTGTGTTTGTTCCTGAATTATAGAACTCTGATATATCTTTTGTTTTTTTACATTTTGGGCATTGTTTTTGCATATATCTATATTATCACAATTATTATTACTTTGCAAGTTAATCAACTCATATGCTTTTTGTATTCCTAATTCAAATCCACCTATGCCTGTAAATGTTGATAAGTATTTCATATATTATTTAATAAATTCTTAATGTTATGCGTAAATGGTGGAGCATCAGGAATTTCAACTGCTTCTTCTTGTTTAGTCATAGTTCTTTTTTAACTCTATTTTGTATCCAGAGCTTTCGCCTTCAATCCAGTCTTTTATTTGTTCGGGTATATCTTTTGCAAACCCGCTAAATGTTTTCTTCATAGTAGTTTATTTAAGAGAGTCAGTTAAAGTTTCTCCGTACAATCTAAACATATCCTCGATAATGAGTATTCATCTTCTTCGCCTAATTTGCCACATCCTAAACATCTTTCGTAGTTAATAAATTCTTCCTTCTGCTTATCTAGTTGTTGTTCAGATAGTGCATGATATGTTTTATGACATTTAGGGCATAACCATATAACGAAAAGGGGTTTACTATAGTCCTGATGATGCCCATGCACTTTCTCATTGCCACAAAATAAGCATGGTTCTCGTTTCAACTCACCAGACTTTACTGCCTTTTGCACCATAAGTCTAGCTTTGTCTTTTTCTGGGTAATCTTCTTTATTCTTTTTCATTCTATTGTATATTTTCTGTCTATTGTTCTTATAATAATCTTTTATTTGGGATTCTCTTTTATCCTTATTCTTCTTGTAGTAATTTCTATCGTAATCCTGCCGTTCCTTGTATTGTCTGTCTAACCAGCTTTTTTCCTTTTTCTTCCCCTTATTAGCACCACCATATATACTATTTCTTTGTTCTGTGGTTAAGGTTTCGTGATGCTTTTTAATCCCAATGCTTATCCTTTCCCTAACTTCAGCACTTCTCATGATTTCTCCTTCTCCCAATCAGGGTTTTGTTCATCGTCACACACTTCACAATATATCTCCTCATGTACTCCGTGAATACATAGTGGACAACCCTCTCTGCGACAATTACTTGTACATTTGTGTCCGTTATTCTGGGCTTCATAACACTCCTTGCTACAATAGTTGTCTTCATAGCTTGCGACTAAGTCGGGTATAGTTGTATTACATTCTTTACATTTCTTTTGTTCTTCTTGTTTAGTCATAGGGTTCAAATAATTTTTTAGCTTTAAGATATTGTTTGTAGCAACTCCAGTATCCTTTCTTCTTCATTCTATGATAGCGATCAAGTGGAGAGTTTATTTTATTGACTTGTTTTCTTTCGCCACATGCAGGGCAGGTTGTCATCATAGCTTTGCTAACACAAAGTCTTCTGAATAATCTAAGCGATCTGTTTGCCAGCGGGGACATAAGTTGCCAATGTGCACCATCTCTGGGTTTGGATTATCGTTTGGAATTTTCTCACCATTGAATATCCAGATCTGTTTTTCTATTGATAGATTCCCTCTTAGAAACTGCTCACCATCATATGTAACTTTCCACCAACCACCTTTGTCTGTACGTTCTATAAGCCACCAGTATCCTAGTTTTTGGAAGTCTGTAATTTTATTATGATTCCCTACAAATACTTCTTTAGGATTAAATGGCGTTCTTCTGTTACCACCAACAGATTTATATAGTTCTATTAGCTCCTCCGCCAAACGTCTATCCATTGTCTTACAGTATGCACGCATTAATCTATTACAATGTGGACAGTTTTCATCACCTGTTTTTAACATTTTTACATCTAGTGTATTGCTGTTAAATATATTACCTTGTACCATATAATTCTTGTTATGCGGATGGGATTTTACTCTTTCCGCTTTTTTTTAGTCCCCATTGATATTCATCGAAGTTTGTGTATTGGATATACATCTTTCCTTCTACCTCATATCTATCTATGAGTCCAACATCATTCATTTCTTGTAATGCTTTTTCAAATTCTTCTACCGTTTTATCTGATCCCGGCATTACTTGAAGTTTAATCCCTTGAGAATTACCATCCGTCCTACCCCAATCATCAAGATGTGGGATTATCCATGTGTACAGTAAGCGTGCAAAGTCTGATGATAATTCATTTACTTTTGTAGAATAGCTTATAGATTTTGATAACATTCTTCTTGAGGCCATATTTATAAATCAATTTCCATTTCCATATAATTGAGTCCGTCTGACTGTTCTTCGATAAATTCTTTTCTCAATTCTGCTTTTGTTTTGAATCTATTTCTCCAATCCCCGTGCCTTTTGTCTCCTTCTTCCATGCGTATAATTGCTAGACTATGTATAACTTCCCACGGAATACTTTTGATATATTCAATATAGTCTTCTTGCGTTATCTTTCTCAGTCCTTCGTTGTGTTTTTCAAGATAGGTACTCATTTTACATTTTCTATTATGAATTATTCTAGGTATAAACTTTACCGATTCGTTATAATTACACGTACACTTCATTAATATGGGATGTCTTCCACATTTATATCACTACCATCATCAGAAGAATCAACTGGTGTTGGGTCTGGATCAGTATCAGTAGTTGGCATTGGTTCAGCTGTTTCATGTTCAGCGAGTTCCGTTGATCTTTGTATCAATTCTTTAGAGAATACTGTATGTAGTACTGAATTAATATCTCTTAATATAGTAACAACTTCACTCATATCAACCTTCTGAGGTACAGCGCTTGCTCCTGCTACTGGTGCTGGTGCTGGTGCTGGTGCTGGTGCTTGTTCTTTAGGAAGCCATACAGCAGTTGTATATTGTCCTTGAACATACTCTTTAGTTTTTCTATCTTGTGACCACTTACATTCTTTATTCTTACAAGTGTAATCTGGTGACGTTGGGGATTTTTTGTTATTGGTGTTATCCCACATTAAGCCTTTACATACTGGGCAGTCCATAATTATTTTCTTATTACTTAATTAGATTTTTTTTGTGCAAAATTAACCCACTTACGAACTGGGAGCGCTGAGTAGAATGTGTCGCGATCAAATTCATAATTTTTATCAAAATTCATAATTTCAATATTATTCTCAATCATTTTATACTTATACGTCTTAGGATTCCATTCTGGTATTTCAAGTGTCTTAGGTAGGCGTACAATGATTCGTTTATCAATCTTTATTCCATACTTTTCGAATGTTGCGACATACCCGGCAAGTTGCAATGAGTATTCATCTGAGATGTGTGATGCAAATTTGTAATCAATAATCGCAGATGATCCGTCATTCATTATCGCCATAGCATCTAGTGTCCCAGCGTATTCACGTTCTGGGTCACATACACGCGCTTCTGATAGTAGCCATAGCTTTATATTCTTCTTTTCCCATTCAAGGAATTGTTTTAATGGACGTTCAAGCATTCCTTCTGGCATATCCGGAGCCTTCTCTCCACGCATTTGAGTTTTAATATACCGCTCAATCCAATCATGTCCAATTTTACCATCGAGCATAGCATCTTTTGATTTTCTGAACGCTGCACCCTTTGCTTCCTTGAGTATAGCGACATACTGTTTGATTGTTTTACATGCTTTAATCTTTTTAAGCATTGTCTCTGCAATCTCTACGTCTTCTGGGAAGTCTGAGAACCCTAGAAACTTTACAGATTCTTTAGCACCCCACGCTGCAAGCCATTCTTTCGGTACAAGACTCGTTACAGATGTAACGCCAGCTAATAGTTTCCCATCTGATACCCGGGTATACGTGTGTTTACCTTCATCAAAAAGCACCTTACCCATCATATCGAGTACCGCATTTTGAATGTTCTGCTTCAATACTATAATTGGCATGTACTGCTCAATTTCAGCAAGTTTTTTTAGGTCAATTTTCATATATATCTTTATTAATCATTTTCTAAATTATATTGTACTTCGCCTCGTAACTTTTCATCTAAAAGTTTTTGACGACTATGATGGTTTGCTAATATCTTTCTACACTTATAGCATATCTCTACTTCGAGATCTTCTGGAAATAAATCTGGATCAAATCGTACTAAGTTTCTTGATGCGCAATTCGTACATATAAATGACCACTCTTTTTTATCTTCCATTATAATTCTTTTATCTTTAGATGTTTAAGTCCAAATTCATTTAAGCAATAATCGTATAGTTCTTCTCCTCCATCTCCTAGCCAAATATCTACTCTATTAGAATACGTTGTACTTGTTACTGTGTCCACTCTACGTTTTCCTATGCCTTCGATTTCTAACCATGTACCTTGAGGGAATTGATATGTAGCTACTGATACCTCATCTTCCCTGCCATTAGCTCCATGTGATTCATAGCCTGTGTAACATGATACTTCGTATGTATCCCCATTTATATTAGCTTGAGGCACTTCAGATTGCTCTGTATGGGTTTTAATTACAGGTTGTGTGGAATAGGATAGTTCATCTTGTAATTGACTGTATGAGACGAATGTTGCCATAGCACTTATTGCCATTATCATGATGATTGCGTAGTATTGTTCCTTTGTTTGTTTTGCCATTTGTTTTTGTTTAATTAATTAATAAATCTTTATTCTCGTGTACGTTTCCGATTTCATTTTTCTTCCAAGTTTTCTTGAAAGCTCTAACCTTTATTTGTCTCATATTAGTTTAGTTCAAATTCAAATTCTTAAAGCTGTTGCTCCCCACAAATATTATATTACCGGCTGGGATTATTCTGCACCTTTGCCCTTTGCGACAATTACTCTCACATACACCATATAAAAATTTTCCATCTCCAGCTTCAGCTGGTCTACAATAGTTTTTATATACCCTTACAACAACGTCACCTTTTTTTATATGTTTTCTTGCTATTAAATTTGGTGCTATTCTAAACATATTATTTACATTTAATTTCCCATAGATGCTCTCCCCAACTTCTAACCTCTGCTACGTCACATGCTAAGAGAGCGTCTTTGTAATGGTCTGATTGTGTTATTTCTGCCTCTACTATGCCGGTGTCTGTTACCTCTGGGACTATTGTTGTGTTTCTGTTTCTTAAAGCTGTTGCTCCCCACAAAATAATAAGGATTATGATGAGGAATAATAAGTAGTTGAGTAGCTTTTTCATTATAGTTTAATTAATTTCAGCTAATGTAATATGGGCGTACCCATCAAACGTATGTGAGTTGATAAGAGCATCAATAGACTTGAGGTCTGCCGTTAATACATCCATATACATATTGCCATCAATTGCATCTTGGACTGTCATTGTTGGATTTGATAACAGATCGTGTCTCTCGGATTTAAGAGATACTATTTCTGCTTTGTGGTAGTCAGCTTGCATTAAGTGTTTTGCTTTTGTCATATATCTAGTCTTTAATTTTATATATTTTAGCTATGATAATTCCCATGATACATGCAAAAACTATTACTCCTGTAAGATACTTTACTGTTAACATATAGATTTCATTCATATATTTCTAATTAATATTTATTTTTGACGCGAAGTATGTTTCCATTTCCTCTTCGCTTTTTGTCTTTGGCCACGAGATCGACTCCTCTCGTACCTCTAATTTACTTACTAAATCATTAAACCCTCGTAGTTCTCCATCTGAACATTGAATCATTACTTTCCCGAACTTCATTATTGCCCTTTGGTTTTCATAGTAGAATGTTTTTAACTTCGTCATCTCAAGATTTCCAGCAACAAATTCAGGAAGTTTCATTTTAACAGTATTCATTGTCCATTCTGAGTATCGTTCATTACATATATCCATGCATCCGACGATTTCCTTTATAGTACGTTCATTCATAAACATCGTTTTGATTGCTTGTTGTATTGGGAGATGTTCTGATCCCTGCAATTTTATTCCCTTGAGTTTTTCATACTTATCGATAACCCCGGCGTATGCCTCTTTGGGGAACTTTGTATTCTTTCTTGTATCCATAAAGATTTTTTTAATGCGTAGATTAACTGTACTAGCCGTTATCCCCTCTGAAACACCCTACTGCTTGTCGTGATATAACATGAAGTCATATCAATAGTTTGTTAGCTGAGTAGTACAATAGGTAATACAGTTGAGTCACGCATTAATTTGTAAATAAGATCTCTAGTGCTTTTCTAATAACCCCGGCGAATGACATATCATGTTTCTTCGCGTACCTCTTAACCTCTACAAAGGTTTTATTAGGCAACCATAGGTTGTAGCTTTTTTCCTTTAACTTCATTTGATAGGTGTTTAATTACATAAGTTCTATGCATTTTACAGAGATGCTTAAACTCTTTCTTGTTTTCTGGTTTGTATAATCCATCTAGTATGAGTGAGTCTATTCGTTGATTGATTGTTTTTGTAAATTCGTACTTTGTCATATTTTTGTTTTTATTGATCTAACATAAGGTAGTATACACCCTATAGTATATACCGTCAAGTGAGCTAACCTAAGGCAAAAGAAACACATTGAGATTAAATTAAAAAATTAATAGTTAATTTTAATGGCATAACCTACAATAGGTGTTGATAAGTCTGTTTTTTGGCTAACCTTCCATAAAGATTTTTTACATTGTTACATTCTTGTTACTTTTTTCTATTATGATATAATTACATGGTTTTATCATATACATTTAATCATGTATCTGGCATAATATACTGTCATTTTTAGTGATATAATTTACAATCGTTTTCTAGAAAGTTCTGGAAAGTTCATGAAAGTTCTGGTCTAACTTAACTTAACTTAACTTAACTTAACTAACTCTTGGGTTCGAAATAAATTCGAACCATGTTGATAACTCTAGAAATACAAGACCTTTGGTTACTTGCAAGTAAAAATCACCTGTGCTACAATACCCCCGTGATGGTTATTCGAGCAAAAATTAACTAACAATCATGGATTTCTTAAATGGCAAAAAAACATACATCGTAGCCGGAGCGGCCGCAATCACTTTGTTTTTAGGCTTCATCGACGTAATAACACCAGTGCTTACCGAGCAGATTCTAGTGCTTCTTGGATTTGGCGGACTAGTAGCGTTACGTCATGGCGTAACAAAATAATCACAATATTTCAGGCGGTTGCTGAACTCCCCCGGGAGCATCAGAACTGAAGGCGATAGGGCCATAGGCCACACAATCTCGACGTAAAAGTCTGGACAAAATGCAAATAATTCATCTATCGCCTAAAGTGTTGTGGTAATAACAAATTTTAATGAATGAAGATATTAATGAAATAGAAAAAAGTATATCAGAGTGTTGCAACGCTGATATTTCGGTAATTGAGGGTTATGGATATTGCCGTAAATGCGGTGCTAAACTAAAATAATTATGGAATTAGATCAAAAGTATTTAGAATCAATAGTAAAACCATTGTGTGAATATCCAGAGGATGTTAGTACCGAGCGCAAGGTTGATGAAATGGGAGTATTAATTTCATTACGAGTTAATGACGATGACGTACCATTCATTATAGGAAAACGCGGGTATGTAGCATCTGCTATCAGAAAAGTTTTAAGATTATACGGCGCAAAACATAAGAAGAATATAACACTCCGGGTACTACAACCAGATGGGTATGTAAAAGAAGAAAGAGATCCTGTTACATCATTTAGGCCGATATAGCCGAATGGTAAGGCACATCCTTTGTAAGGATAAGATTGTGGGTTCGATTCCTACTATCGGCTATTTATCCCTGTTCGTGTGAGCCGCAAGGCAGATCCCAGATCCCATAGCACATGAGCAGAGACAAACATGATAATACTCAAAACATAAATTTCAATGAATCAAATATATGAAAAATAACGGAATAGCAACAATAGACGCGCATTGCTTCAATTTCATGATGAGACATATTCGACGCGAAATATCTTACAGAGAAAGAGATGAAATTATTGTTGATATAGTAAACAGCATTTGTAAGTTAAAATATGTTTATAAATCTTATATAAAGAGTTAAATAAATAATATGCCAGATACATTTTACCAAGACAAAATTACAATCGAGGAAGCGAAGACTGAAAAGGCGTGGGGTAAATGTAAACACAACTTCCTCTTAAAGGTATTTATGAGATCGCAAATAGTACACCAACAGAAGAAGAAATAAAAGCACAATACTAATTATATGAGTAAAGAAGAACTAAAACACTCATTATGCTCCAACTGTCATCGCTTAAAGACTGTTTTATATGGAGATCATAATGGTAAGGTGTATATCCCTAATGACAAATTTACCTTTGCTAAATTTAAGGAGAAATATGGTAATAGTAAAACAATAATAAACTAATATTATGCCATTCAAAAGTGGTAAGGATTGGAACGGTAATGCCAATGGAAGACCTAAGAATCCCGCAATACATGAGCTTGAAGAAGCTATTAAAACAGTAGAGAAGAAGAAAAAGAAAACCTTACTTCAACATTTTGTTACCCGTGCATTCAAAGAAGACAAGGTATTAGTAGCCGTAATGAAGAAACGAGTACCTGATCTATCATCAGTTGACATGACAGTTGATGTAGACGGTGCAATACAAATCGTTATGGATGGTAAAAAGACAGATAAACCTAACAAAAAGAAATGAATTTCAATATATTAAAACGAATTTTCAAGAACTTATTAACTAACTTCAAACCAATGGACGAAGAAAGTACTCCAGTAGAAGCTCCTGAAGTAGAAGCTCCAACTGAGGAAGTAGCAGAAGCTCCTGTTGAGGAATCAACAGAAGAAGCTACTACTGAAGAAGCTCCAAAAGAAGACGACGAACCTTCTGGTTCAGACCCATCTTACGTTTCAGGCCCTGAAGATGCTCTTAGCGAAGAAGCAATAGCTCAAAATGCTAAAGAGAAAGAAGCAGGATCAGATCACACAGACGAAGAGAAGAAAGAAACTGAATAGAAATGAATGCAAAAAGTAAAGTTTTCAGAACTTGCTAAGTTTTTCCCAAAGCAACTCGAAGCGAGTAAAGCTGCTTCCTCCCATAAATTCACACTATATGGCGGAGCTATGGGAGGGGGAAAACTATTAAGACTTAATGAGGATATACCAACTCCCAATGGATGGATAAAAAATAAAGATATTATTGTTGGTGACTATGTATTAGGTGAAAATGGGAAACCCGTCATGGTTATGGGTGTTACTGAACCAACAGAGGATGAAGCATACGAATTGTTTTTCTCTGATGGAACATCAATGATTGCTGGACAAAGTCATCTATGGAAGACGATGACTATTCGAGAAAGAGGAATAGCATCTAGGCGAAATGATGTATATCGACTCAAAAGAAAACAAACAAGAGTAAAGCTAGGTACTGGTAAACGACCAGATCTTGCAATACTGAATACAAAACGTACCTTTAATTATTTAGAACCCTCGACTGGGACAATAAGAACCACGAAAGAAATAGCTGAAACCGTATTAGTTGATGGTAATAATAATCACTCTATAGAACAACCAGAGCCATTAGTATTGCTAGAGAAGAATCTACCGATTTCCCCTTATACACTTGGTGCTTGGCTCGGTGATGGAACCTCAATCAGTGGTGGTATAACTGGGATTGATAAAGAGATTTTTGAAAATATAGAGAGAGATGGGTTTACTGTCACTCATCATGCTAATATAAAATCACACAATATTACTGGTTTTATTGGATTGATTCGTAAATATGGATTGTATAGAAATAAGCATATACCGAGTGAATATTTAAGAGCTTCGCATAATCAGCGATTGGCACTTTTGCAAGGGGTTATGGATACAGATGGTTGGTGCGATAAAGACGGTGGTATAGGAATAACACTTAAAGATAAACGGTTATTTGAGAATGTAGTAGAATTGATTAGAACATTTGGCATCGTTGTTCATACTTCATTGGTGGAAAAGACGTGTTACAACAATGGTAAGATAGGAATGTATCATAATGCTAAGTTTATAACTACCATCCCAGTATTCCGTTTAAGCAGGAAAGTGTCTCGACAAAAACATAAGATTAATTCTAGAAATAACAGGCGATATATCGTCGATGTACAGTTAGTTGGTAAACAGAAGATGAGGTGTATACAGATTGCAAACCATGATGGAATGTATATTGCTGGCAAGCAGTTTATACCAACTCATAATAGCTATTGGATACGTTGGCATGTAGCTGAGTATCTATTAGAGAAAACAATTGAAACTGGATTAAAAGGAATTGTAGGAGGTATATTCTGCGAGGATTATCCAGCATTAAAAGATAGACACCTTTCAAAACTAACATTTGAGTTCCCGGAATGGTTGGGAGATTTCCACGCAGATCATAAACAGTACGGAAAAGCATTCATTGCCAAGCCACAATATGGTAGTTGGGTAATAGTATTTCGTAACCTAGATGATCCTAGTAAGTATAAATCAGCAGAATTTGCCATTATTGCAGTAGATGAGCTTACTATGAACTCAAAAGACAAGTTTGATTTCCTTAGAACGCGTCTCAGGTGGCCGGGTGTCACTGATGTACGCTTCATTGCAGGAACAAATCCCGGTGGAATAGGGCATGGTTGGGTTAAACAATTATGGATGGATCGAGTCTTTGAAGAGACAGAGAAGGAAGCAGATCAATTTATATTCGTTCAATCTAAAGCAGATGACAATCCCCTACTTAATAAGAGCTACTATGACTCATTAGATGGCTTACCAGAATCAATGCGTAGAGCATTCAAAGATGGTAATTGGGATGTATTTGAAGGACAAGCATTCACTGATTGGAACCAAAGTAAAGTAGTTGTAAAGCCTGAAGACATGCCGATCGAAGCTGAATATGAGAAGTTTATGTGCTTTGACTACGGTTTCACAGCTCCGGGTGCATTATACTGGTGTGCAATAGATTACGAAGGTAACATAATTGTATACAGAGAGATCTACAGCACTGGGAAGACTTACAAAGATTGGGCTGAAGACGCTAGAGACTACTCAGGATTCACAGAGACAGAAGACCCATCACGACGTGAAGCAATCAAATACATAGTAGTTGGAGTAGATTCATTCAAGAAGAACGAACAAACGCGCAAGAGTGGTGTCGAAGTAATGCGAACAATATTCCCCATACGCTATGAACAAGCATATACAAACAGACATCAAGGTAAGATTGAGTTCCATCAACGCTTAAAAGGCCCAACAATATTCTTCTGGAACACTTGTAAAGAAGCAATCAGAACAATACCAGAACTCATTACAGACAAGCATGACATTGAAGATGTTGATTGTGGAGAGGATCACGCCTATGACTCGATACGATACGGAATGATGAGCAGACGTATCAAGACTAAATCAGCTGCACCACTTGATCCAGTACAACAGAAGTTCGAAGAATGGAAGAGAAAGGATAGAGATTTTGCTAGTAAGACTAATAAACGTTTCCGCTCACTATAATGAAAGTTCACTTTAGAAGAAAATCTATTCAGATACTCATACCAGTAAAAGGTGGACAGCATGAGATGAAGACTGAAACATACCAGAAGTACAAAAGAGATTCAGAAGGATTCAAGGAACTCCAGAGATTAATACAAAAGATTAAGAATGAATTTGAATAGAGTAAAAATCGTATCGAGTCATAACAATGGTCATCTCCATCTGTATTTGTTACTAATACTCCATTTGCATAATTTCGAAGACATAAGCGAAGAGAAGGAACGCTTTTGGAGACAAGCTATAATAGACTCAAGTATCATTACAGTCAACGATGTTATTGACATATACACAATATTAAAAAATAATAAATTACTTACCAAATTAAAAGATGGCAGACAAAAAGATTAAAAAAGAAGACTTCGATGAGAAGAAAGAATGGTCAAAACAGTCTGAACCAGAGATGGTTGATACTTATGATTGGCTTGATAATCGTATTGACGAGGAATTAAAACGTTCTCGCGAAAGTGTATTTGGCAAGAACCTTGATGAATTATGGAAATCCATAGACAATATTTACATACCACAGAAACTTTCAAAGCAAGACGGTGGAACAGTAGCATTCGCATCAGATGATGAGAAAGGCTGGCTATCTCGCCCAGTTAAACTCGGAGATGATGACTGGCAATCAGATATATCCACTACAGACTTCTATAGTAAGCTACAAACAGCAGTTAGTATCCTTGTAGAACGTAATCCAGAGGGTGTATTCATACCAAAGGCACGTAAATTTGAAAAAAACACAAAACTAGTAGAAGCTCTTTACAAAGACTCATGGCAAAAAGGAAAATCAAAACGAAAGTATTTACTACCATTTACATTCAACTTAGTTAAATACGGATGGTCTATTGGACGTACATATCCTAAACTAGAAGTACGCACAGTAGCTGATGAGGATGGTAATGAAAGAGAAATAGAAGATTACAACGGAGTATTTCGTGAAGCATTAGATCCCAAGAGATGCTGGATTGATGACATGGCAAAGGCTGATGACCAAGATTCAGCACGTGATTGGTGTTGGGAGATTGATTATGGATACGATGTATTCAAAGAGTTATTCCCCAAAGAAGAATACAATAATATAGATTCAGTCAAACCACCTAGTAAAAAAGATGAAGACGATGAGTCAGGTGAATCATATCAAGACAAAGAAATCATTACATGTTTATTCTATGAAAACAAAAGTAGAGATATATTCGCAATCCGTGCTAACGGAGTATGGATTCTAGTAGACTCACTACCAGCAGATCACAAGAAACTCTCATGCTCATGGACATATTGTACTGAACGAAACACAAACACTCCATATGGTATAGGACTCATAGAAGCTATGAAAGAGTCTAAGGCGCTTAAAGATAAGCTCATAAACATGACCATGGATCAACTCGTGCTCTCAATCTATAAGATGTTCTTCCATACTGGCACAGATCAGATCGATGGAGATGGACGTATAGAGATTGAACCGGGTGTAGGTATACAGGTTATGGATCCAAAGAATATCGAATGGATGAATGTTCCCGGTCCTGGACAAGAAGCATGGAAAGGTATTGATCTTGCAGATCAACAAATCGATGAAGACTCAGGTATTACCAAAGGTGTTGAAGGTCAAGTAACAGGTGGAACACTTGGTGAAGTATTCCAAGCTAAAGAAGCTGCACTTAAACGATTAAAGATTCCTCTCTGGAATATTGTAGACGCATTAGAAGTTGATGCTCAGCTTACAATCGCTCTCAATGAGCAGATCATGTCAGTACCAGAGGTTATTCAAATAACAGATTCCGAAACTATCCGTAATTACATGCAGGAGATTCAGAGTGATCCAGAGTTATTCTTCAGAAAGGACAACGAAGAGACTGGTGAAGAAGAGTTCTTCGCTAAACGATTCCCTGAAACATATATCAACTTAGAATCAGACAAGGAAGGAAACCTCAATGAAACAGAAGACGCTCGATTCTTCAGAACAAAACCATCTGGACTTTCATGGAACGGTATAGTCTATATCAAACCTCAATCAATCCTAGAACATACAAAGGAGCTTGATAAACAAATGACGTTAGAGATGAGCAATCTATTGATCCCATTGATTCAACAGCATGCTGTAGGAGCATTTTATTTAGAGAAACCTATCAGACAGATCCTCAAGACATACGATCGAAAATGGGAAGACTGGATGCCTACACAAGAAGAGCAACAGCAACAAGTACAGCAAGGAGCGCCACAACAGGGTGCACCACAGCAATCTGGAGCACAAACAGTTGTACCACCGGGTGATGTAGGTACTAAACCCAAAGAGGGTACTGGTGGATTACTCAATAGAATAGCTGGTGGAGTACGTAATATCTTTAAGGGAGAAAATAGATAATATGTTTGAAGATCAACGCAACGAGCAATTAAGAAAGTTAATACAATCACCTCAATGGAAAGCGTTTGAAGATCTGGAACTATCACTTAGGGGAAAGTTACGTGGAAAACGAATCTCAGCAGTTGGTAAAACATTAGATCAAATAGCAATTAATACATTGGAAATTGAAGGGAAGATAGAGGGTATGCGTTATTTATTAGAAGAAGCATATCGATTAGCAAGAGAACAATCTAATTAAATAATATATGGAAAAAGGAGAAAAAGAAAAACAAGAAGAATCAAAGTTCGAT